TAGACAATATTTCTTTGGATAGCATCGTAATGCTCTCCTTCTGGTGTCGTTCCCGGCGTTTCGTCCAAGTCCAACGTATAACCGCAAGATAACTCTCTCGCGTTAGTGTCGAGGTTATATATTACAATGTCAGCACGAATAGCATTGCCATCTTGCCGACCTGCTGACAGTACCGAGCCAACAGGCGCAACCTGCGCCGCATTACCTGCCGTAACAAAAGCCTTGTGACCGATTGTAATCGGCTTGCCCATCAGACTAGCCAATGAATCAGCCTTGAACGCTTCTTCTGGCGGTCTGTACTCTCTGCGCTCTGTGCCATCTGCATTGCGATATACTAAGATACCCGTCCTACCGACTATCGGCGTATCACGGATAAATCCCTCGTCCGTTTTTGTAGCTTTGAAAGCCACGTTATCAAATCTCTGCATCATGCTTCCTCCCTTCGGGTGGTCACGACCTCTATTCATGCCCATCACCTCACACCTTCTTGTAACTTCCTGCTTTCGGCTGTAAACCTATCTTATCGGTATCATAGCACGGCGCACTTGAGCATCGGCATCTTATCGGCCATCCAGGGTGTCCATCACTCGGTGGGTTATTCCAATAAAACCGCTTGCCTGCTCTTTCTGCGTGTGCAGGTCTTACCCTGCTATCTCCCATTGTTACCCAGATATAAGAGTCAACGCCTTGATTAACCTGCTCATATTGTGCAAGCTGACTGTTTAACTTGCCAACTTGGTCACAAGCTATGAGAGCCGCCCGCTTTTCGTTCACTCCTGCCATGTGCTTTATCGTCTGTGTCAATTCGCTTACAAGTTCCTTGCGGTCAACCGTGCGAATAACGTTACGGCTCAATGTGTAGTGGATAGCCTCCATTGTCCTATCATCAATTGACTTAATGAGTGTCAAGTTTTGGCTAGTCCATATCTGTTTCAGCATTTCATAATCACGAGGCGGTCTTTGCTTTGGAACGCTGCCAAAAATCGAAGTAAATATTTTACCCTGCTGACTCTTGGCAAATCCTTTCACCTTTTCAAACATCGCGCTTATCTTGTCGTTAATACGCAACTTTGAATCAATCGCCTGCTTTACTCTGTCGGTTACATCGCTTATCCAGCTATCTTCTCGCATATCAGCCTGTACGCTGTTCGCCATAGCCTCATCAACCATATATGGCAGGTAATCTTTGCATATCTGATTAACACCGCGCGTGTAGTCTCGAAGAATCCTCGCATATTCACGCTCTAGGCTCATCGGGTACTGTATTTTGACTTTCGGATATATCAGCATATCAATCACCAACTGGCGTATTCATCACGCTATCAATCGTGCGGTCAATGATATAATCCTCATCCTCTGCCAGCATTGCCCTTGCTTCTGACACATCAAGCACCTGCGCCTGTACGAGCGTGTTGATTGCATTAGCCTTGGCAAGTCGCGCATCAGCTTTGAGCTTGCGTGTCTCGGCTTCTTCCTTCTCGCTCTCGTTCCAAAGGCTTTCAAATTTTATATACCAATCATTCGGCAGGTTGATACCATACTCGGAGCAGTTAGCGACCACATCAATCAGCCTTGAAAGCGGATGCCGTAACGTGTGTTGTTGTATGCCCTCTACAAGATTGTAGTAAGTCTCCAAATCACTTTGCCCTGTGGCGTTCATACCGGCAGGAGAACGACCAAACAGGAGCGTGGCAGGAATACCCGTTGCAGAACATACCGCCTGTTGGAATTCATCAAGAATCGTGTTGACGTTGCCCAGGCTCATGTTCTTCTGGTCGTAATCATCCTCTGTATCGAGTGCGATTGTGTTCATCATGTGACGCGCCATGTCGATAAGATGTAACCTGCGCTGTACTGCCGCCTCGCCTTCGTCATTCATTAGCAGGTCATTCATGTTGGCAAGTTTCAAGATACCCTGCGACAATCTGCCAAGAGCCATGAAAGCAAGGTCATTACTGCCTGTGTAGTGGAGTAATTCAGCCCGAACCTGCTCAAATACTGTTGCGCCCCACCCGTTTCTCATTCTGCGGTAGTAGTTTGAGATGTCACCGCCATGAAAAAGGAGCAATCTGCTCTCATGCACTAAGAACGAATTGCCCCACAAGCCTATGATGTTGTAATACTGCGGTTTGCCGTAGTTCGGGTCTGTTGGGTCGAGGTACAGCATCGCATTGGTAAAGCTGATTGCCTCCGGCTCGTATACTTCCAAGCGTTCAATCCGGCGAATACGTTGCAGATTCAGCGGGTCTTCGAGTGTGCCGCCATCATCTGCAATCATCAGCACCGCAGCACCGCCGTGAAGTCTGTCCCAACTAAGCGCAAGCCCTAACTGCTTTTTAGCGTCCATATCTTCAAGCCGTGACTTTAGCTTGCGCATCGTGTCCTTGTCGATGTCCTCACCATTGCTCTTAAGCTCAAAGCCTTTGCGTAAGGCATCGTCAGCAGGTAGTGAGATAATGCGCCGCGCTAAGCCGTTGAACGTATACATATTGTCTGCTTCGCGGTAATCAACGAGCCAACTATTAACACCGCCAAACTTGCCCATCGCAAACGGGTCTGTTTGTTTCATGCCATGACCTAGCACCGTGTTAATATAGCCGTCGTTGTGAATTATTTTTGCCATCATATCACCACCTTTTATAATGTCCACTCTGTGAAATACAATCCTTTATCTAAGTAAAGTATAACCGCGGTATTTTTGGCACTTTTTCTGAAAGTGTCCACGATACGCAGTACAAAATCAGCTAATCAATGCGCTCCAATCTCCTGTTTTGCCCTTGATAAGCCCATCCATGCTATAACGCAAGCTATCACATAGATGGTTATTAGCGTCTACAATCTGCGGCAATATATCGCCTGTCTGCTTATCAACCTTGTATGAGTAATGATTAAACTCATCAATCGTGTGCTGACAACGCGGATGGATGATGATTTCAAACGTCTTTAGAAACTCGATACCATCTTCGATACTGCCTGCCCACTTCTTAGCTGCGCTTACCTTGAAGCCCTGCCGCCTCATGTAGCTGATTGTTTCTGGTCTTGCACAGTCAGCCTTGATAGGCCACTTACGCGCCGTGTCTATCGTGTCAAAGAGTGCTGGCGTATTGTCAATCTCTACGCCAATCCCCCACGCCTCGCGGTCAATGTATAACCGCTTGCCATCAATAAAGCACCGAATAAGCGTTGTCGGGTCATTAGCAAAGCCCCAGTCAGCACCATGATAAAAGCGCACCCTTGCAGGCGTTTCAAATTCTTCTACTTTGAAATAGTTACCGAATACCAAAGCGTTGCTATGGCGTTTTACTTCGCCCTCCCAGATATGCAGATACGCTTGATAGTCGCGACTCTTTAGCCACTCCATTTCCTTGCGTAGCACTTCTGGAAAGTGCGGGTTTTCATCATAGTTTATCTTTCGTATATAGGCGTCACTTGCGCCATTGACCAAAAAGCGTTGGTATACAGGGTCTTTCTCGCTGTCTGGGTTGAACGTAACCCATATCTCAGAGCCTTCTTTTCGGATTGTCGGGATAAGCACCGCCCACGAATCCTCGGAAACACTCATTGCTTCTTCAATCCAGCAAATATCTACGCCTTCGGTTGACTTTATCTCTTGGCTGTTAGCGTGCAACCCTTTGAAGATAAACTCCGTACCATTTGCGCCCTTGATTGAATCGCGTGTAATAGCATAGAAGTAATTAAGCCCAAGCGCGTCTATTTGCTCGGTTAGTAGCTTATGCACCGAATCGCTGATACTGCGCTGAATCTCTCGTGTGCAAAGTATTCTTAGCTTGCGGTCAAATCCTAGCAATATCAATGCACGAGCAAACTGCCACGATTTACCACCACCGCGTCCGCCATAATAGACTTTATAACGGTGCGGTCTGAATAAATCCTCATACGCTGTCGGGAACGTTACCTGCATTGCTATCACCCTTATCAGCGAAGTTAATTGTTATACCCTTATGCTCGCTTACATCATTGACTGTCTGCTCCACCTTATCAGTCTGACCTAACAAGTTCTTGCCTAAGAAGATAGCCATAGCAGGTGACTTCTCGGCAAGCTGAAACTGTGTCCGGCGCAAGCTAATCAGGCCGTTTTCTCTTTTTTCCTTGAATACGTCCAAAAAAGTCCTGCCGTCATAGTTTTCTTTACACCACTTGTTTAGCGTTTCATCGCTCACATCGAACCACGAGCAAAACTCGCGTTCCGTGCATTGCAGAAAACACAGCTTTTCAAACTCGGTCTTGTCTATCTGCTTTCTCGGTCTGCCCATCTTCGCCATTGCTTACACCTCCTTTATGCAATCTTAACGGCTTTCTTGCCTGTGTACTCTTCCCAACGCTTGATAATAACATCGACATATTTCGGGGACATTTCCATCATGTAACACTTGCGGTTCAATTGTTCGCACGCTATGAGCGTGCTACCACTACCGCCGAACAAGTCAAGAGCAGTCTCGCCTTCTCGGCTACTTGACTTTATCGCCCTTGCACATAGGGCGAGCGGTTTCGGTGTTGCGTGGCCGCCTGTCAGTTTCCGTTCTTTCACATTTGCTCGGTCAAAGTGCCATACATTATTCATATTCTCATGAGTATTATCAAAGTACGCTCGTGTGTCATACCATGCTTTTTTTATATCTTCATACTCGCGCTTTATATCTTCATACTCGCGCTTAAACGCATCCACATTATTATCATTCGCCCATTGCTGAAATAACTTGTATGTCTGCTCTGTGGGCAAGTTCCATTGGCTTTTACTTGTCCAATGGTCACGAAACTTGTCACTATGTCCTGCAATGGTTTTCATCATAGGGACATCCCACCCACATTTTATTCTCTCGTCATACAGGTATTTTCGTATTGGTTCCCACCCTGCAAAATAATTATCTGCATTATTATTAAACCCTTGGACTCCGCTCATGACAAAAAGGCATTTTTCGTCTGCAATAGGGTACATCCTAAAATCTTCTGACAGTTGTCCCTGACCGTTCCCCTTGTCCCATGTGATTAGATTACGAAATGTTATCGCGCTGTCTTTTATCATAGGCTTCAGTATATTTGCGTATATATCCATGAGTGGCTCATCTATGCCCCAGCAATACCATGAGCCATTACTTTTCAAGCAATCAAATGAGAGCGGTATCCACTTTTTGTTAAAGTCAAGCAAATCATCATAATTTAGATTATCATTGAGAACGCCATCATTTTCTTTCTTCATGCCATAAGGCGGGTCAGTAAACACCATGTCAGCCTTTGCGCCGTCCATCAGCTTTGCAACGTGCTCAGCGTTGGTGCTATCGCCACACATGAGCCTATGTTCGCCAAGCTGATATATATCACCAAGTTGACTTGTTGGTTCTTCTGGCGGTTCTTCGTCAAAATCATCTTCTTGCACTTCTTGCGGTTCTTCGCCAATGCCATCAAGACTGAATCCAAACTCGCTCATGTCAATCTCGCCGATATTATCCAGTTCAACTTTGAGCGTGTCCAAATCAAAACCGCTGTTCATGGTCAACTGGTTATGCACCAACGTATACGCCCTGCGCTGTTCGTCTGTCAAATCGTCAAGACGGATAACAGGTACTTGCGTTTCTCCCAATTCTTTGAGAGCCAAGTATCTGCCGTGACCTTCAACTATCTCGTTGTGCCAGATGCCTATCGGGTCAATGTTCCCGAACTCCTGCATCGACTTCTTGATTTGCTCAATCTGCTCCTTGGGGTGTTCTTTCGCATTACCCTTATATGGCTTTATTGTGGATATGTCCACATACTCTACTTGTAACTGCATTTTGTCGTTCCCTTATGTTGACATAACAAAAGAGCCACCGCTTTGGTGACTCTCTCGCAAAATCTCTATGATACTATTTTAGCACCTAAAAACCTTAATAAACGGTTACCGTTTTTATTTTTTTATGCTAAGTCGCAAATGAATCTCGACAATACAATCCAACACTTGCGACCACCATAGTCTAATTGTCTTGTCGCTCATCCATCCATGTGCATTGAGAAACCGCTTGCTAATTTCTTCGCTGTATCTGCGCTGTGCATAAACAACCCACGCCCTGCGCCCTGGTCTGCCCACGTTGTAACAGCCTCTCTGCGCCGCCTCCTGCCTAACGGATATAAATATACGCTTGCGCTCTCCAAACGTCCTCAGAGCGATTTCTACGGCTTTAAGCCATAAGTATGAAGGGTTGTCCTCGTCATACTGCGCTGAACGTATCGCCGCCGCCTGTGTCGGATTGCCGGGGATGTTAC